GACATTTGTAGAGGTAAAGTTAGTTTCTTCCCAGTCTCACACCCCATGATCTTGAGGGTGTATCGCTATCTGAGGTCTCTGAAAAAACCCGATAAGCAATCAGCTATGGCTAAATTTTCACAGCTCAACCATGAACCGAGCGGGCTAGCTGTTAAATTCATGGAAGAGTTCAGCGATTTGGTGATAGGCACTGGGAGTATGCGAACGATGATAAATGCAGAATTGCTTAAAGGTTTTTTTGCAAATCTGGGCCGGAAGTTACCCAAGTGCATTGCGGCGAAAATCAAAATCACTCGTATGCTTTGCCTTGACGAGTTCATTGCCACTCTCAAACCCCTTTGCGTTGATGTAAAATTGATGGAGATACAGAGGTCAAGCACTTTCGATTTTAAGTTCTACCACGAGGAAGATATGGAAGTTGACTTTGACCTTGAAGGTAGTCTGGAGACGGGTTGGCGTGGTTCAGGCATTCTCGACCGGGTTTCGACGCCCTATGTTGGCCTTGCCCCTTTGACTGATACATGTGTCGATTGGAGTGTTCATTATAATAAGGATCCTTTTCTTTGGCGCTTGAAGGATCTGTACATTGGAGCAATGTGTGGAGAGACTCATATGCCACTCACTTCTATCGGGAAGTATGTGACCTCAATTTCAAAAAGTTGCAACGTTCTGGCAAGGACATTGCTTCAATCGCTTACACGTGAAGATTTGTTTGAGGTGCATAAATTTGTGTACTACATGCATCATCTAAGGACGTATTGGTGGGAGGGAAAGGTCGCCTGGTTCATGAAGAGAGCCTATCAAAAAGCCTACTGCCATTACCTGGAGGGGTCAGATCCCATTGGCTTTACACATTTGTTTGAGCGGGTTGCATTCAGTAAGACGTGCTTAAATTGGCAGAATGTCCCACTGAGTGCAGACGATCTCGATGATTATTACTCGGAATCTGTTGTGTACGAGCCGGTTTGTTTGGCACCTGGAAAGCAAATCAACACCGCGCCAGCTCAGGTCACTACCCGCGGATCGGAAGAAGAAGAGATTAAGCACGTCTCAATCCTAAGGGAAGAGAAATGTTCCTGTGGGCTACAATTCGAAATACTGAGCCTGCCTTACGCGGATTTGCGGGAAGATCACTTTCCAGATGCCTTACGGGGAAGATCATGCGCTTGGTATTCCAAAAATTCCATGCCCTACTCTTATAATGGTGGGAAACATGAGTCCATGGGATGGCCTAGATGGCTTGATTTATGGATGCAGGTTAATCGCATTCAGGGCACCTACGATTGCATGCTAGCGCAGAGATATGAGCAAGGTGGGAAGATTGGGTTTCATGCTGATGATGAGCCGCTCTTCGAACCAGGCCAGAGCATTCTTACTGCAAATGTTGAAGGTACTGCGTCTTTCTCAGTACGATGCAAACAAGGTGAGGGATGCTTCGATCTACACACAGCAGAGCAGTTTACCATGCCCGAGGGTATGCAGATCAGTCATAAGCATTCTGTTATCTCCAAGAGTGAGGGTCGCATATCTTACACCTTTAGGACACTCAGGAAGAGAGCCGATGAACAGGCCAGTGAGGTTTGTAATATACCGCCCGTGGGTGCTTCAGAGGGGTACTGCACTTACATGTGCGGTGTGCTCATTTCTGCTGAACTTGAC